GTAGAGCCCGCTGGTGTGCACGACGCCGTGCGTCGCCGCCGCCCAGTCCGAGATAAACGGCTCACGGTAGTTGCCGTGCGCGAACGAACGGTTCGATCGGAAGTCGTGCTCGCCGGTCACCTTCTCGGTGATGATCGCGCGACGACGGGCGGGCTGTTGCCACTCCCTGATTTCGGTGGCGGTGATGCCACCCTGCCGTGCGCGGAAGTAGGCTTCGTCGCCATCCCGCTGTCGCTCCGCCACGAGGACGGGGCGTCGTTCTGTCAGTGCTGACATGATGCTCCTTCTGGTTGGTCTTGCACCTATAGTCTAGCGACTCGTGGTCGGAGTCCCTAATCGGAGTTAGCCTGCCTCCTCCAGCCCTCAGAACGTCGTCCAGGCCGCGATGAGCAGGCCGACGCAGAGGAGGAGGAGGACGCCGCCGACGATGACGTTGGCGAGCAGGCGGATGTCCTCGGGGTCGCGACGGGGCTTCGCCAGGTCACGGGGGAGGTCACGGTTCACGGAGTGCCTTTCGGTTGGGGTGTTACCAATAGCGTAACAAGCCCCTCAGACATCCGTAACCAGGGTTAGCGCGTGACGGACCCCGCGACGAGCGCCCCCAGGAGGAGGAGGGAGGAGGGAACCCACAGCCACCACGGCGGAGGCGCCCACGGCTCCGACTGACGCACGGCGTGCCGAACGGTGCGCCTCACGGCGAGTCCACCGGAGGTTCGGGGATCGGTTCAGGGGCCGCGTCTTTCCGTCCCACCCGGATGCCGACGAGCGCGCCGACCACACCGATGATCCCGCCGCCCCACGCCGCCAGCACCTGCGTCGCATTGTCGCTCAGCCCGATGGGGAGAGTGATCGGATTCGCCCACGCCTCCAGCACCGACGCCAGGATGAACATGTTCAGCGCAACACCCATCGACGCAGACAAGATGACCGCCACGATGTCCGTGGCGGTCATCCGTCGTCTGTGACGGCGAGCGCTCATCTACTCACCGAACGCGCGGGACAGTTCCACATGCAGGCCATGCAACTCAGGGTAGAGGTTCGGGTCCAGCGTGCCGTGCTCCGGGGGAGGAGTGTCCCCGTCGAGGATCGCCTGAGCCCGTTCCAGGAGGGTGTCGAAGTACGCCACCTGCGCGTCGCCAGGGCACTCGGTGCTCAGCCCGCACTCACGGTGACCGAGCACGTGCTCCCGGTCGATCGTGAACTCCACGCGGACCCCGTCGAGGATGCCGCCGTCATGCCGCGCCAACTCGGCGATGTTCTGCGCGTGCACCTCCCACTGCTCCTCCGTGAAGTTGTCCGGCCCGCCGACCGTCTCCACCGCGAACGAACGCCAGTTCCAGTCCGGACCCGTCGCCGCAGGCTTCGCCCCCGGACGGATGAACTGCGTCTGCCGACCGTCCCGGTTGATCTGGGTGGTCGGGCAGGACGACCGGCTGTTGCAGTACGAGTGCCAGTTGCTCGCGGCCTCGTCGTCGGTGCCGGTGTCGGTCCAGTGGATGATGTACGTGTCGATCACACCGTCGACCGCGATGCCGCCCGCGTCGTCGCGACTCGCGTACGCCGGTCGGCTTCTGGCAGTCCTTGTGACCGAGCGGCGCGTCCAGCCACACCTGCGCCAGCGGCCACTGGTAGTTCGCCTCGATCGGCAGGCCACGGGGGTTGTCCGGGGAGGTCGGGTCCGGAGGTTCCGGCGTCGGCTTCTCGGTGAGGCCGTCAGTGGCGGCGGACGTGAACCCACCACTCCACATCCAGTCCCCGTCAGCCTTCCGCTCGAACCACACGTCGTTGCCCTCCACGGCGTCGCCGTGCGACCAGCCGGACATGTCGACCACCGTGCCGCCCGGAGCCGACGACAGCGCCGGGGAGTCCAGGAACGGAACGTCCCGGATGTTCGCCGCGTTCGTCCCGACCGTACGCGTCGTCGGGGTAGCCGACGGGGAGTTCAGGTCTGTAAGGCCGTCAGTGCCCGTCTCCGTGAACCCACCCGACCAGAAGTAATCTCCGGAGTGTGCGCCACGGAACCACGTCCCGTTGCCTTCCACGACCTCTCCGGTGATCCACCCGTCGAAGTCGGCGACCGTGCCCGGTGCGAGAGTCTGCGTCACCGGCCCGTTCGTCGAGGGGTCGTCCCGACCGTTCGCGCCGTTGCCGCCAACAACGCGCTGGTTGCCGTGCACCGGCTGTGCCGGGTTCAGGTCGGTGAGGTCGTGCGTGCCCGTGTCGGTGAAACCGCCGGACCAGAACCAGTCGCCGCTGAACTCGCCACGGAACCAGACGCCGTTGCCGCTGACGACCTCGCCGTTGATCCACCCGTTGAAGTTCGCCAGCGTCCCCGGAGGGAGCACCTGCGTCACCGCGTTCGCCGTGCTCGGATCGGAGCGACCGTTCGCGCCGTTCGCGCCGACGACGCGCTGAGTCCCGGAAGGCTGAGCCGTGCCGACGTAGTTCTCGAAGTCGATCGTGCAGGAGGAGCAGAACGCCTGACCGTGGTAGTCCCAGAGAGTCTGGTGCACGTGCGCACCGTACCCCCAGTCGGAGCCCCAGCCACTCGCGCCGGTCAGCCCGATCTGCTGGCCCTGCTCGACCCGCTGGCCGACGCCGACCCAGATGTCGGAGAGGTGGAGGGAGCGCAGACGCCGACCGTCGTCGGTGTCGATCGCGATGTACCGGCCCGCGCCGCCGCCGTTCGACCAGGAGAGGTCGACGACGTAGCCCGAACCGCACGCGTACAACGGGGAGCCGTACGCGGACCCGTAGTCGGTCCCCGGTTCCGACGAAGGCGGGTTCCGCTCACAGCAGTGGTTGTACCACGACGCGGTCACCCAGTCGGTGTCGCTCGGCAGACGATAACCCATGACTCAGTCCTCCACGTTCTCGTCGCCGTACTCGGCGAGCAGTCTCTCGGAGTCCATGTCGATGACCTCACGGACCCGCTCGACGACAGGCCGTCGTCGGATGTCGTGCGGCGCCATCCGGAGCAGGCGACCGATGACGGTCAGCCTCCGGTCCAACTGCCGGATGATGCGCTCCGACCGGGAGTACCCGAACGCCTCCCGCTGGAGGGCGCTCAGCGCCTTGTCCGTCTCGTGTTCGATGAACGGAACGATGTCCCGTGGCTGGTAGTCGGGCGGCACCGGGACGATCCGGTTCTCCACCCATTCGTCTCCGCCGAGGCGGACGGTGATGCTCACAGTGAGCGCTTCCATAGTGCTTCTCTCCTCAGTCGATTAGGCCACTGATGTTGAACTGGAGCGAGGTGCCCGAGGTGGTGAAGCGGTTACTGTAGGCCATCGTGCCCGCCGAGCGAAGGACCACGCTGACCGCCTGGCCCGCGATGTATCCCGGCCCCCACAGGTTACCGGGTGGCCGCAACTCGACCGGGATCGCCTCGGTGAAGTCGGCGGTGCCCACGTCCGGGTCGAACGTGCCGGTCACCGTGCCGCGCACGTACAAGCGGTTGGCGATGATCCGTGCACTCAGCGACGTGGACGTGTAGCCCGCGAGCAGGTGGTCTGTGAGGTCGAGCCACCCGGTGTCCGGAGTCGGGATGGGTCCGGGCGGCGGCTTGTTCAGGCGCCGCTCCAGCCGACCTACCCGACCGACGAGCGACGCCAGCAACTCCTCCAGGGTGCGCGCGGTCACAGCACCGCTCCTGCCGCGATCAGTGCCGGGCCGGACGGGACGAGCGTCACCGCGATGTTCTCGCCCGCGCTCGTCTCCGTCACGGTCACCTTGTCGAGGATCTGCGTCTGGCTGATACGGCGGAGGTTCAGGGTCGCCAGCACCGGCACCTCCACGCCGGGAACGAGGTGCTGGATGGTGAGGTCGTGGCTCAGCCGCAGGCCCGCGTCGCCCGGCATCCGGAGTTCCAGCGGGACCGGGTTGCGCCCGATCAGGCCGCGCTGAGCCTGACTGTTCAGGGTGTCCTGGCTGATGTCCTCCGAGTCCTCCGAGTCGGCGGTGTGGATGGTCGTCCACGGGCCGTAGTACGGGTCGACCTCACCCGCATTGCCAACCGCCGCCGCAGGCGCACCGTCCTCGTCCTCCCGCTGTTGCGCGCTGACATGCCAGACGGACGCGAAGTCGGCGCCACTCAGGATCACCTCGGGATCGCCGGTGAAGTCCGTCTCCGTCAACTGCCGGGTCCGACCGAGTGCGGTGGCGCTGTCCCAGACGATGATGCTCCTGCCGACGACCGTGAAGTCCACGCCCGACTCGGCCAGGTTCACCAGGTGCTCCATCACGTTCATTTCAAACGGCTCCGTGCTCGCACGGGTCAGGACCGTGCCGGGCCGAACGTCAAGGTAGGGGAGGAGGTTCACCGGCGGGCTCTGCTGTTCCCACCGGGTGAAGGTCACGCCGTGCGCCGCGCCGCCCGTGCCGACCACGGCCACGTACTCCTCCGTCAACTCCCAGTCGATGATCTGCTGGATGCGCTCGGTCATGAGGGTCGGGCCACCCGCGTCACTGTTCGGCCACGCCCGGCTCAACGGCGTGCCCGCAAGGTACTGCCCGGAGTCGTTCGCCGTGATCCGGGCGGTGGTGCTCAGCGAAGACACCTGCGCGATCGGTCCCTCCCAGACGCGCTCCTTCCCCCGGAACAACACCAACTCGTGACGCTTGGGCATCC